AACCACAGAAAATAAGATTATTACCTTCATATAAAATATACTTATATTTTTGCCTGATTTTTGGAAATACTACAACGCTATCTAGTGAACAAGTATCATCTTCAATAGTTAGAAAGGCCATAGCCTGACCCTTTGAATCACCTTTACTGATTGTGTAATCAGCAATTCTTTGTACGTTACCTACTACGCAAAGATTTTTACCCTTCTTGCCATTAACAATTTCTTTGCAAGTAGTGTTTGCAGCAGATTTATCCGCTGTATCTATTTTGGTCATTGTAACTGGACATCCTAGAAATCTAGTTTCTTGATCTATTATCCAGCCCGGATCATCCTCCAAACTAAATGGAGGGTCTAGTAGAAGTTGTATTTCATTTTCTACAATTTGTTTTCTTGCTATCTTGCTAGTACCACCACCTTCTTTCTTCGTAGGGGCTAGTGATTTTAGACAGTCTACAAAATTTGTCCATTTATTATCTTCATAGTTTTTTTGTATCCAAGTTTGTTCTGCTTTAGTTAAAGTCCTATATATTTCATAATCATATATAGCTTTATTTCTTGTAATTCTACCATCAAAATCTCTAAAAAATCCTATGGAAGCTAGAGCTTTGAAAGCTGTTGAAGAAACCTTGGGAGCAAAGAACAATAGTATTTCTACCCATGTAAATTTAGTTATAGGTTTTTTCAATTCTGATTCTACTTCTTTTATACCATCAATAACTTTGTCGCCAGTTTTACCTGTTAGTGATTTAATATCTTTTATACCAAAGTATATTTTGTGTTTTTTAACATTAAATTTAACATCAAAGTTTACTAGACTTGGAGTTCTAGCTTCAATGTCAAATAGCTTTGCTTCAGACAACAATTCATATACTTCCCTGTGAGGGTCTTGCTTTTCGTTAGCATAGTATAAATATGATAAGAAAAATTGTTCTGTGTTATGAGACTTTTGAAAGGCACTCCAGTATGAACAAACAGCGTATGAAATACTATGTGATTTATTAAAAGCATATCTAGCAGATGCTTGAATCCAGCCAAATATTTCTTCTGCTTCTTCTTTATTTACTGTTCCAACTTTTTTTGCACCAGCAATAAATTTTTTCTTAACCTTCGCCATGAGGTCTGCTTTTTTCTTACCAATAGCTTTACGTAGTTCATCTGCTTCCTCAAGATTAAATCCAGCAATTTTTTGTGCAATACGCATAGATTGTTCTTGATAAACTAGAACTCCATAAGTTGGAGCTAAAATTTCCTCTAAAGAGTCATGTAGGTAGGTAACTTCTTCTCGACCATGCTTACGGTCGATAAAATGCTGGGTCATAGACTTACCATTCACGAAAGCTTTTAAACATCCGGGTCGTATAATAGCAATTAATGCTGACAATTCTTCAATATTGTTTGGAGAAAGCTTCTTTGACCAAGATTTACCAAGATTGCTTTCTAGCTGGAATACCCCTTTAGTTTTTCCATCAGCAAATAATTGCCAAGTTTTCTTGTCGTCGTACTTATTTGACGTATAAATTTCCATTTGCAAATGCCTTATCTAGTTCAATGTTTTGGTAGACTGCTCTGTGAGTCTTCAATAGTTTTATAAATATATTAGCCGTATCTTTAACATCCTGCAATGCGTCGTGGGCATTTTCTTTCGATAGCCCCATTCGTTCACGTAAAGTATCCATACTTATAGACCTAATACTAGGATCACCTTCTGTCCACATGTGCATGTTATCCATAACATCACACTTGTGAACTCTACTAAATATCTTTTGTTGATTTCTAGTTTCGTCAAAAGGTCCATATTCCTTACACAAGCGATTAATAATAACCATATCAAATCCAATAATATTATATCCCACTGGGATAGGATTATAGAATGGATCTTTCTTCCAATTATATTTGTCTACAAATGAACAGAATTTTTTCCATACTGATTTTAACGTGGGAGCTTTAGCTAAATCTTTTCTATTCTTGTTTGTAACTTTTAACGCTCCGTCTTCAATAGGATCTAGACCAGCTTTTATAGCAGCGTCATCGTTCAAAATTGGTCTGATTTCGCTATCAAAAGTTCCTTTAACAGATAAGTTCCTACCATCCAGCGCCAGTGCTGCAATTTGTGTAGGTTGAGTTTTATGGGGATTACGACTTCCTGTTTCAAAGTCAAATACAATAAAGTCTCTATTTGCCATTAGTTAATTCCTTAATTTTCATGAGTTTGTCTAGAAGATTAATACCTAGAACATCAAATTTTACATGACCTAGTGCTTCTAGATCTGACATTTCTAATCCTGCTATCTTTTCTGTAGAACCTTTCTGTGTTACCATAGGACATACATTTTTTAGTTTGTCTTTAGATATAACAACGCCAGCAGCATGTTTACCTTGAGTTTTAAATGTACCTTCTATGTCAATTGCTTGCTGAAAATATCCCGCATAGTCACCTTCAAGTTTACCATCGTCAGTTATGTGGCAAAAATCTCTTAATTCGTCTGCTCTATTTATTAAAGACCACCGTATAATTGATCTATCTTCGTCGTCCATGTCTGCTAGTTGATCAGATATGTCAGCTTCATTAGGTACACTCTTAGTTATAGCATTCATTTCACTAAAAGAACAAGCCTCATTTATACGAAGTACTTCTTTAATTGCGCTACGCCCCTGTAGTCTACCAAATGTAATCATCTGACTAACATGATCATGTCCATAAGTATTTTTTAAATAGTCTATAACATCATCTCTACGTTTACCCGGAACGTCCATGTCAATATCGGGTAAAGAAACATGACCGCCTGTGTTTCTACCAGCATTATAGAATCTCTCAAAAATTAGATCATGTTCTACTGGATCAATTTTAGTGATGCCAATTAGATAGGATATCAAACATCCAGCAGCAGATCCACGCCCCGGTCCAGCTAAACATCCCATGTCTTTTTCTACATGTTTAATGATATCTTGCACAATAAGAAAATATCCAAATAGATCAGCATCCTTTATAACCTGTAGCTCTTTCCTAAATCTGTCACCATAGATTTGCTGTAATCCTTCATCATCCCCAACCTTGCCTTTTAGAAAGTTTCTATATCCCTCACGCGCCATATCAGTTAGATATTCCTCTTGTGACAATCCTTTTGGACATACAAACTTAGGTAGCATAGGAGGATTTAATATTTCATAATCTTCACATGACTCGTATATGTGTTGCAGTTCTTTAGTTGCTTTACCCTTTGTTATACATTTGTTATCATTAGTAAAGTATTCTAATATTTCTGGCTCTAATTCATTTTTCCTAATCTTAGTTTGTATTTTGGGCAGCGTAGTCTTTAACGCAGAGCATAATAATACTCTGTGTAATCCAGCTTGTTCTTTCTTTGCATAGTAAGATGGTTTAATATTATCTTTAGATTTATGTGCGGCTAATAAATTATTTCTACTTATAATATCTTTAGCAATATTAGTTGGCATATTACCTTCTTCATCGGTCATTGATACCATCTGTATAAGATCGTGCCAACCATCTTTGTTTTTAGCGTACACCGTGGTATTGTCAAATGAACAGCCTATGATTGGTTTTATGCCAACCTTTTTGCAGGCTTGGTGAAAAGATACTGCACCTGATATAGACTTATAATCTGTAATACCACATGCTGGATAGTCATTATCCGCACAAATCTTTGCAAGTTCGTGTGGCTTAGAAAATCCTTTTAGTAAACTATAATGCGTAAAATTCTTCAATGGAAACCAGTTCAATCTTTCCTCCTCAATTTATAAGTTGCCAGATAACAATTTGAATCTAGAATGAACTAGACGATGGTGTGAATCTGGCTTTGTATGGTGACGGATGATACAGTGAATCTAGAATTAACTGGATAATATCCTGAATCCGTCATTGCTTTGGGTTCGCGGGCATCGGTATTCTTACCGGCTCCTTTGGTCTAGGAGCGTCTGTCAACGGGAAACTCTTTACTTTGTCGCTCATCTTTCAATCTTTCCTTTACTTTTGGGAATAAAAATTCTGCAACTATCATCCCAGCCTTGTTGTCTGATGGGTAGTGGACTCCCTGTAATATTCTAGCAATTCCAGCTTGTTTTGCCAACCCAAAAAATTCTTCACGATGCTCTGGATATTTATCTGAAAACAAGTGCGCAGCAATAGCTGCATATATAGTATGACCACTAGGATATGCTGGAGTCTGATGGGTGCTAGTATATAATACATTAATCTCCTTGTTCAAATATGGAGCAATTTGTTCAGGTCTGGGTCTATTAAAATAATATTTTAAAGCATACGTATATGGTTCTACAAGGTTATAGTATTCGTCAAATTCTCCTCTAGTTTCTTTAATATTTTTAGTTTCTAAAAAATCAAAAAACAAATGCAGAGGATCGTCATCTACTTTATATACTAATTCTACAGCCTTGTTAGACCTTTTCTTTGTTGCTTCAGCTACTATTTCTAATTCTTTACTGGTAGATAGACTATTATTTTTAGGGGGTTGCGGTAAAATATTTTTCCAATTAATATTTAAAGCCCCTTGTCCACTTTCGTATACAAAGTCTTTAGAGTATTTTAAATCTTTTAATTCTACTTTAGCATCTATAATTGCAGCTACGTTATTTATCAAGCTCATATTGTCTCTCAGTAAATACTTTTTCTAGTCTTTGTACTAATCTAGTTCCAGCTTTTCTTCTAAAACATGGCAAAAACCCATGTATACATAAGTATACACCAGCTCTAATACATATCAAACCATGCCTCACAGCAAACTTACAGTGTTGCCAGTAGGTCATGTTATTTTCTTTTAGATGCCGTTTCCATTTTTGCTGAAGTGTCATTTTGAGCTTCTTGGATGTCCTTTTGGCAACAAATCATTATCTTGTTTGTAGCCAGAGTTTGAAGGTCTGCCTGTTCTAAGTAGTGTAAGAAAAGCATTTACTCTTGCCATAGCCCAACCATCTCTACTCATTTTAGGAGCATGAGAAGTTGAGTATGCGCCAGCACCTCTACGATAGACTGCTTTCAACATACCTAGCGTAGCCTTGCTTCCTTTACCTTTTGAATTATGTTCTTTTACTTTTTCCTGTAGCCTTTTTGTAGTACTTTCATTAAAACTAATTTTACCTTTGTCATCTTTGGCGCTATCAGGTTTGTTCTTTTTCGAGCCTTTTTTTTGATCCTTTTTAGGAGCAGGAGTTCTACGTGGGTCTTTTGGCCCCGGTTTATCAGCTAATGTTTTTGAAATTTCATCTACATATTTCATTGTTTATGTCCTTTACCAAGCTTTGCATGACCAGTAACGAGCTTTCCAACGTGGACCCGGATTGTCGCAGTTGTGTCTCGCTCTAAATGATTTTCTACGTGCTGGACTATCTTTTTTAATTTCCATATTAGGATCGCCAAAGTTTACTTTGACTACGTTACCTTTATCATTTTTTACATATACACTACTTTTCTTTGGCCCATCAGGAGTCAAGAAAGGTTTATTGAGTGTTACCTTTCTTCCTTGATACTCAGCAGCTTCAGAGTATTCTGTCCATTCTTCGTCCCATTTATCTTTTAGAAACCCTTTGCTAGAACCAATCTTTCGACAACTTCCGGGTTCACCCTTTTTGGT